GTCAGTACCAGACATCCGTGAGGATTTGGTACCAATGACTTTGAAACTCGCGTGGAAGCGATGAGCCAACAACAGTTTGTCGTAAAGCTCAACTTCTTTAGCTGCGTCCTTCACGTCAAGAATGTGCTGGGCACGTTCCGCTGCTTCGGGGTTTTTCATTTCACCACCGCTGTTGGCGATGGACTTCAAGATTTCTTTCTTGGTTGACTCGGCTAGAACAATACGTTCGATTGGACTCATTACTTCGAACAGGTAGGCCCGGACTTCAGCGGCTGAGTTCGTGTTGATCTTGGAGGAATCGACAATCTTCTGGGCTGCGTCACGCAACTTTTCAGTCTGTCCCAAGTCAACAGCAAAACCACGCCAACGGACGGTCGCAACCATACCAGCAAGTACGGAATCGTCGTCGTCAAGCTCGGGACTGTCCAAGTGGTAGTACAGGTCACGAGTGTAGACGATATCCATTTCGGCGTATTCGCGTGCTGGTTCGGAGGTGATCCAGTGTGCGATATGTAGCTTCACCACATCTGGCCAACACAGGGCTTCGGGTCCGTGCTTCTCACGGGCTGCTCTTGCTGTTGGGCAGTATTGAACTTCCTTTGGTCTGTGAGACTTGTCCAACTCGATGTCTTGAAACTTCGCTGGCGGCTCTCTGTCGAGTGCATGTTCCGCCAACGCTTTGAGTGATCCAGAGGGGGCAAACTTCAAAACCACGTCGCTGAAATCTGGGTCAACCATTCCATCCACCTCTGACGGGTAGACACCCCAGTGTTGGTCTTTCTTGGCATACCTTGCGAAATAAATTTCAGGAATCTCAACGCGGCGTTCAAGTTCCAAAGCCATTGGCATCGCCAATGCGTTTGGTACTCGGCGAATGCGTACATCCGAACGGTTCATAAGCGTTTGATAACGGCCCTTACGGCTGACTAACATCAAGTCACATAGTCCCTTGGCCTTCCAACAAGAAGCAAAAATCGCTTCTTCTTCATATGCCTCTAGTAGATCAATGTGGTGAATCAGCTTGGCATCGGCTAGGTCTGGGCGGTTCTTCAACACTGTCTCAACAAGTGAGAACAACTTCACCAAATGAAAGCAGTCAAACGTAAGGTTGAAACCAACGATGTTCGTGTCAGCCAACTTGGTTAGTAGTTGTAGGTTCTCATCAAACGTCTTTTGGAACACGTCCCACAGGTGGATCTCTCCGTCATCCACCGCCCACTGTAGAAGAACTGCGATACCCGCGAGACCACATGTCTCCGAGTCAAGAAAGACCAACTTGGATTGTGTAAGTTCTTCAAGCTGTTGAGTCAAATTCATTTCTGGTTCCTTATGATCTTGCGGCAACGTCTTCTTACTTTGTCATAGTCCACCCAAGGTGGAATAATTTTGTCAAGTCGTTCTAGCTTCATTTGTGTTCGAAGCCTAACAGCCTCTTCTATTGTGTCAACAGTCTTACTAACTAACCGCTTGTCCCCGCCACCAACCTGAGCATAATAACCTCGACCTGAAGGTCTGATACCTATGGGGTATTTACCTCGACGCCTGTCCCGGCCAACTACGAAATTGTTTAATGTTGGGGTAATTAATAGGCAGGTGCGGGGACCATACTTACGACTGTTTGAAAGGATATCTTTGTCCACCTGTAGTGAACCTTGGAAGTTTATGACCTTGATACGTTGTGAAAAATACCAAGTTCTGAAGTTTGAAAACCGGTGCCAAACTTTTACTACACTACACTCCACATAGTTGGGGTATTTACGTAGGTACTTATCACAGTAACAACGTTTTAACATCCCCTTCCAAGCTGAGTAGGCTGGACATTTAAGAGGTTTCCCGCGTAACTCGATCTGAGTCGCATACTCTGCATCGTTGGTACCTATGGTATAAACTTTACGTTTTTGTGCTTCGAGGCTAGGCCGAAACTCCCATCCCTCTGGGTAGAACTTAATGTTGTCCATGTGTTTCATCTTCAATTAGTTTGAGAAGTTGAGTTGTGGGAAACTTCCCCTCAAGCCAGCGTATCAGTTTCAGTTCTCTATCAGACCAGTCAGCCTTGGCAGCCGCAACTAACAGGTCGCCCACTTCTTTGCGGTTTCGTACTCCACGAGTGTATTTCGGTGGCGTCGGTACAGCTTTGGTGAACTGAGTTAGGAGTTTGAATTGCTGGTTCTGAGTTTTGGTTTGGATCAACTGTCGCACTTGTGCTTCAGTGATTTGGTTTGTCTCGATTGCTTTGAGGATCTTGTCGTGCAAGGTCGTCACCGACAATCGAAAACTAACCCAACCGGCTGGGCGTCCAATCTCTTCACAGAAGTCGGACATGGGGTCTTGGTAGATTTCTCTAACCGCCCACGATTCCTCGACCAGATTCAACTGGACACGTTCCGTATTCTCAATCAAGTTGAGTATCTTGGCCTGCCTTAGTGGTAGCTCAGTGACGATAGCCCACACGTGGGTGCGTCCCATTTCCGTTAGGGCTCGGCAACGCCGAAACCCTGCCACCAAGTTGTAGTCTACGTCAACCAGCACTGGTGCTTGTTGACCATAGGCTTCAATCGTCTTGATTAAACTTCGAAGCGACTCTTTGGTGATTCGCCTACGAAAGTTAAACGAGGGGTCCACCTTCAAGCTGGTGAGTGGGACCATCTTCAAATTCATCTTCCACCTCTTCGAAAGTGATAGTGATGTAGTCGTAGAGTTCGGCACGAATCAAGTGGTCGCCGATGTTCAAAACAGTTGCACCCTGTATGTCAGGGGTGATCATGTTCCGCTCAAGCTGTTCGACCAGTTTATCTTGGTCTTCAATTGAAAAGTCAACCTCAACTTCGAAGCTCACTTCGCAACCACTTTTTAGGTATCCAAAGAAGTTAACTAGCGTCGGATTTTCCATCTTACAGTGCCTCTCCAATAAGTTGCATTAGTTTAGTTTCGTTTAGGTTTTTCCAACCCTGCCAATCAGGAATCAACCTGATGGCTGAGGTTCGAATAGACCAGAAGTCTCGGTCAGTCTTCAGGATGCCGGCTAACGTAGCCTTGACCTGTTTCAAGTTAAACACACTCTCACGCCATTCACCTTCTGACATTACTGACAGATGATAGTAGACCGAGTTCTCACCATCCGGTGTTTCATCTACTATGACTTCCATCGGTGAGTTAGGGTAAAGCATATCAGAACACTCTTCGTTCACGATCCTCAACAGAGTATCGTACTGGGCTTTACTTAGAGTTGCCTCGGGTTGACGTTTTAGTAATGCCCGTAGAGATTCCTTTGGGCATTCTTTATCAACTGAAACTGACATAGTCTATTCTCCGGTTTGGTGTTGAGAGTTAGTGGTTTGGCTTCACGAATTACTGTGGTGTAATCGCTGACACCTCTGAATCAATTTGGTAACGAGATTCTCGTGTTGTGTCGTCTTCTGATCGCATGGCTACGTACTTACGTAGATCAATACCATCATCGTCAACACTGAAGAGTAACTGGGTTGGGGCACGGTAACCAGTGAACGCGTTATAGGCGTAGGGATCGGTACCTAACCACGCCCCGTTGACTAGGAGTTCCCCGTCCACGTCCTGTAGAGACGCTGCAATGTGGTGGTGACCAATTACGTGGTACTGTGCCGGTGGGCGACCACTGATTGGACTCAGTGCTATGCGATTCCGTCTCTGGGTCATGTAGGCCCGAAAAGGGTTACCTCCAGTGCCGCGAACATCATCACCGTGTGCTAGGTGAAAAGCCTTACCACGAATCAGGTGGTCATAATCGAATGAATCAGGTATGATGAATTCGATATTCTTGATGTCACTGAGGTGGGCCGCGATGAACTTATTGATTAGATAGTCAAAGTTGTTCTGCGGGGCGTGGTGTTCCTTGGTCGGTGTACGTCGACCGTGATTACCAGACAGTCCGACATAAGTCACCTCTTTGAATAGTGGTGCCATGTCTCGGATCATCAGGGCGTACAACTGAGCGATTGCCATTGAGTTCTTCAACACTTCGCCATATGTGCTGTGCTTGACTGCCCCATGGATTTCTCCACAAGTGCTGTCACCCAATGACAGAATATGTAACCGTTGGAAATCATAGTTGGTCTGGTCGCGTACCATTTCCTGAACAGCCTTGACCAAGTTTTCGCCCCGGTTGCAAGATACGTGGAAGTTGTACTCTTCGAGACCACCAGTCTTTTCGAGTGTGACTTCTGCGTCGTTGTGCCCATCCGAAAGGACCAACACTAGGTCTTGCTTCTTTCGAGCTTTCGATGTCTTGATCTTCGAAGCCTTCAAAGGTTTTAACCTTGGAATAGTCTTGTCGACCATCGTCACCAACTCAGAAAGTAAGCCATCGCGTCGCCGTAATTTTTTAGCGATAGTGCGGTTCTTACTTACCTGATGTTTCAGGAACGCTACTCGACCCTGTAGGTTTTCAACCAAATCTGGGTCGTCACTGTCAACAAGCTCGGGCCTCGCAATGTCTGCATAGATGTTGCCCACACTCATATGGTAGATCAGGCTACGCGAAACGTTATGTTCATTGGCAATCTGTTGTTTAGTTTTCTTGCCGAGGGCAAGGTCGGCAAGAATTCCTGCCGCTTGTTCATCTGATAATTGACGTTTCATCTAGTTGCCTCTTTTGTCGCAGGTGTATACGTCGCCGTTCTCTCCCATCTTCACCTCTTCATAAGGGGCTGCGATGCGGCGGTAAAGTTCAAGCTTGGCACACTCAAGTACGCCAACAGCAGTGTTCAGGTTGGTGTAATTCACCCCACCCGTTTTTTGAATAAAGGCGTCGACCATTTTGGTGATCTGGAAGTTGAGTTCACCCGGAGTACTAGGTGCCCAAATTCCACGGTCCTTTTGTTTAATATATGGCATGATTTTCTTTAAAGTGATTGGAAGATTGCTATGAGTTTTGGAAGGTTAACCAAGGTAACCACAATTGCCAAAATACAACAGGCTGTTGCAGACACCGCACTAGGCCAGTTGGTCCTAGCTTTCAGGGTTTCTGTCGCTACGATCTGCTCTGTAGGTAATGGCTGGTCATTGGCGGTCGCGTAGAGTATGTCAGTGACACGGTGTACCACATTCATGTCCACTACGACATCTGAGAATTCGTCATCGCAGTAAAGTCTTGCCGCGACACCAAAACATTGTTCTTTCGTTTTAGGCATGTGCCAGTTCCTCCAATTGTTTTTCGAAACAGTCTCCAAGTAGGTCGCCCAAGATCATCTTCTCTAACCGTTGATCGGCTAGAATGACTTCTAAGGCGCGTTCGTCAGACGGTAGATTGATTAGGTCTACGATCTTGACTTCTTTGGTCTGCCCGGGTCGGTGTTGACGACATTCGGACTGCGACCTACACTCTGTTCGGTATGAATTTGAGTAATAGATAGCGTAGCTGGCTTCAATCAGTGTCAGACCAAAGCCTGCCGAGGCCGCGTTGGCTACAACAGCAACCTTGTTGTTCTTGTGGTCAGCCCAGAACTCTAAGTGGTTACCCGGTATGAGTTTACCTTCAGGTGTTCTGATTGATACCCCGCGACCGTCGATGAGAATCACTGTCCAACCTTCCTCACCGAGTATTCTGGCACAACGGGTGACGCTCTGCTGAAAACCTGCGAAGACAACGACTCGGTCGTCTTCCTCGGCTGCCTTCCGTGTCCACTTCACCAGAAGGTCATCCTTCTGGCAGGGGATTTCAAACGCGCCGCGTACCATCTTGGCAATCTTACCCTCACCTTCGCAGGTTGGGCAGGTCACCACTTTGGTCGTCAGCTTATCCACATACTCTGGATCGAGTAGGCTGACGTCACTGATAGCTTGTTCGTCGTTGTCTGGGTGGAACCATTGTTCAACTTCACATTCACCTTCGCAAGCTGGGCAGGTTCTCTCCCCATCACGTTCCTCGGTGTAGGTGAAACCATCGCTGATCTGTTGTAGATCGCGTAGTGCAGCCATCGTGGATGTTGCGTTCTCTTTGATGGTCTTTGCGGCCCAGAGAAGTTCCTTGTTTGGTTCACAACGGTCGACGATGTAACGTTTCTCTGGAAGTTCAAGACAATCCCGACCATAGAATTGGGCAAGTCCAGCCATTCGGCTATGTAGCTTGGCTACTTCGTTGATACGTGGTACGTAGTCGTGGAATGATTCGTAGTCAGACGTTTTAATGTCGTGGAATTCAGAATCCTTGTGTTCACAGCATACCCCGCAGAGTCCGTCTTCGTCCAACCAACCAATTCTGGTTTTGAAATGGTTGCCATTAGAACCTGTCTGACTCTTGTCGTCAAATACTGCAAGACGTTGTTCCAAAGCTTTGATTGAACCCTCAACTAGGAAACCGGGGCAAATTACTTCGCACAGATTCCAAACTTCGCAGGGAGACTTTGACGCGGGTGTACCAGTGAGGCCGATCAGGACTGAGTCATAACCGTACTGCTCACGAACCCGGTCGGCTGCCTTCTGTGCTGCGTTTGACCGGGCTGTTCCGGGGTTCTTTGCCAGTGAGATTTCATCGAAGATGATGCCCTGAGGCATTGGGTCACTGTCGCCCATCTGCTGCATGGTGGTGACCAGTCGGTCGTATGTCATCGTTTCGATATGGTCGCAACGTACGCCCCACTTGGAAAATTCGATTTCCATCTGTGGCAGCGTGTTTTTAGGTCCAACCCACCAGTACTTGTCATACCCAGTGCGTTCGACGACTTCCATCGCGGCCAGAGACTTACCGAGACCCATGAACACACACCAAAGTTGGTGACGATAAGCCATGGTTTGCTCAACCATTTCCTTCTGGTGGTCGAACAGTGGGCGGTCGAAGTGTAGCTTCGGAATATCGCCCTCGAACTGTGCGTATGGGTTACCGCCTTGTAGGAAGTCCAATTGGAAACGGTTACGGTGGTTGTTTGCAATTGACCAAACTTTTCGCGGGTTCTCAGCTTCGAAACCATGCCAGCGGGCGCCAGACATTTTCTTGGCTTCGTCTTTGAGGGCATACGGTAGTTTGGCGAAGACTATCCGTGTCCTCTCAACTTCCATGACCACTTTGTGTTTACGTAGTCTTCCCTTGGCGTCCGGTACAATAAATTGTGTTTCACGAATTTCCATTGGGTGCCTCTGTTGGTTTGATGATTCCGACTTTAATCTTTGCCCAGTCTAAGTCTAAGGGTTGCCAGTTGGTGGCATGTACTAGTCTGGCCCGCTCTTTACCACAATCTGACTTTTCAATCACAATGTAGCCAGTCCTTCTGTACCTCCCATGGTGACCACGAAAACGTACTCTGACAGTTTTATTACTAACGTGGACTGTGTTCCACTTGATTGGTGAGAATAGTCCCATTATTGACCTACCCTCGGCATTGGTGGGGCGTCAAATTTGAAACCCTCGTTGATAAACAATGTCTTCAAGTCCGCGTAAAACTTCGCGGTAGGACCATCCATTTGGCACTCCCCAGAAGCGATAGCGGCACGCCATTGAGTCATGTTGCCAGACAGTACGCCTACCAACCAACCACGTGCGGTTGTTGTTGAACCACACCAAGTGAGTGGGGCACACGACATCACAGTTTGAAAGTCGTACTCTTCAATTAGAACCATCACGGTGAAATGTAAGTGTGATTCGATTGCCGGTGACACGGGGTCGTGACCAGTGAGTGCCGCAAGGCAAAGTCCGAGTTTAACATCATCGTTGACTTCGTAGTTCAACTTGTCGACACCATCTGCCACCCTTTTACCTGTGGACTTGTGTATGCCGTCAAGTAGATTGTTGAAATCAACTTGGCTTCGAGATATAATTCGCATGATGGATTTCGTTGATTAAGTATTGTTAGCGGGTGCCGAGGGACTTGAACCCCCAATCCTAACTCTATTGAGAAAGTGCTTTACCAATTAAGCTAGACGCCCGAAACCGGTTTGCGTAGGCCGTGTCGTACGTGAGTCTATATCACTTTTGCTCTCACCCTTGAGACGGGGCGTACGCAATGACCGGTATTGAAGTTGTCTAGCGACGTGCGTTACCAGCGGCGGCTGCGGCTGTTTCTTCGGCACTTGCTTCTGTTGACGCTTGACTCATGTCAGTGTCCTTGGCTTCCAAGAACTTAGTCATTTCGGCTACGGCTTTCGTTGGGCAGCACCCTGTGATAGGTGTGCTACAACCAGTGAAGGTTGGTGCAACCCAAGAGAACTTCTTACCGTTGATGACTTGGCTACCGAATGTCACGGCTTTCAGGTCATCAATTGACTGACCTTCAGTTGGCAAGAAACCAAACAGCGTGTCGGCTGCCATCAAAGCAGACTTGGAAGACGCGTAGTACTCCAAGAAGTTCTGAGTGGTTCGCTCAAAGAGTAGGAATGAGATACCTACGCAAGCACCATTGTCGTCGCCGCCTTCGTCCTTACGGTCAGAGATTTGTTGGAACAACTCTGACTCTGGGTCAAAGCTTTGGACGATTGGGAAGTCTGGGTGTTCGAATGTCACTGCTTTCGGGCGACGTGCGAGAACCAAGAAGTCTGGTGCATCACCAAGGTCGGCGATTTTGTCGCCAGCACCCGGTACGCCATAATGGCGGGTTGCAATCAGTTGGTTGTCAACGGCTTTACCTTTTGAGTAAAGCTGGACGCGAGAAAGGAATGATGAACCAGCATTGTCATAAAACGTTGAATTGTCTTTTGACGATGTTGGAAGTGCAAGTGCCCCACCGGGGGTTACGTTGGCTACGGCTGTGTCTTGGACGTCTACGGAATCGTTCATCTTTGAAATTTCTTTCGGTCTTGAGGTAATTAAAATGTTAGGTTCGACTGTTTGTCTCTCCCCTCAATACTATATACAGTTGAGAGGGGTATTTTTGTACGCGTAAACCAGTTAAATCTGTCAAGATTCATCAAAATAATCGATATCTTGCTGGTACGCCCAAAGTACCCCCATCTGGAAAGCTTCCAGCCGGGATTTTGGGTTGTAGTCAGCGACGATCTCTGCTGCGGCCTTGTTAGACCTTAACTGGTTGCGTACTTCCGAGAATGGCCTTGGCCGCATAGGTCGGCTTCCAGCGGCTCTCAGGCGGGCCTTTGTATTGTCAGCTTTACGTCTGACTTGACGTCTGCGAATCTCTTCAGCTACTACCAGTTTGAATTGGTGTGTCGGAAGGGTCATCGCTTGGTCTACGAATGCTGGTCGCCCTGACTCGGGCAGGCGGGTTAAGTGATAGGCATTCGTTAGAGACAGTTCACCGGTGCGTAACGCATCGCGGCAACGGTCGTCCAAATCTATCAACTTGAGGTTACGTTTCACCCATGATTGTGACTTGCAAATCAGTCCCGCGAGTTCTGCTATTGTGGTCTCGGGTTTGATTTCAAGGAACATCCTCAGGTGTTCACGATATTGTTCTGATGTAGTGGGTATTGTGTGGGCGTTGGTCAACTGACACAGGAACGCTTCCTGATCTGTCATTTCTCGAATGGTGCAATCAATCGATGCCCAGTTTAAGTCTTTGGCACAAGAGAGTCTATGACCACCATCGACTAACTCATACTCACCGTTTCTAGGACGGACAAGTATTGAGTTGTCTTGGCCTCTGGTATGCATCGCTGTGCGAAGTTCCAAGTATTCCAATGACTCACGGTCGGGGGCACGTAATTGGAACCTTGGTAGTTTAATCTTCGTCAGTTCGATTTTCATCGCGTCGCTCTCGGAGTTCTTCTCGTTTACGTTCCATCCAACCATGTCTCCAAAGTGCGTGGTTGGTAGTCACTATTGAGTGAGGATTTGCTATAATAGGTACGCCTACCGCAGCTTCATCATAACCTTGCTGTATTGCCACTTTGATGCGGAGTTTGCGAGCTTTTTCGAGGCCATTATGAATATGTGCAAAGAATGTAAAAGTGACTAAAGCAAAGGCTGTAAATACGATTATTCTTAAACTGATATCGAGTATACGTTTCATGTTTCAACCTTTGAAGTTTGGTACTTTTGTTTTCCAAGTGACAAATACGTTGGTGTCTTGGTCAAGGTCGAGATTGGTATTACTCCAATCGCCCCCGCCCGGGACTCGAACAAAGATGTCGGCACTGGTTGGGACATCCCGGCCCTTGTTACGTAGAAACTCAATGATCTCATCCCTACCAAGCACTAGCCTGTGTCGGATGTCTGCGTCGGCTGAGTATTCCATCATTCCTGCACCAAACTATCGACTGGGGCAGCAAACATTGCCTCCATTATTTGTTTGGATGTTTCGCCTGCGACCTTTGGGTCAACACCATTCTGCATAATTACGAATGTTAGTTCGACGGCAAATTCTCTGGCTAACTCTGGATCAGCACGAAACCGCTCGGCCAATGCAAGAATAGCTTGACTGTTGTCACAGCTTTTAGATCCACGTACCAACACCAACAACTTGTTGATGATAATTGGAATTGTCAGGATGGGGCCCAAGCCAAACGCTACTACGTTCCGAATGAACTTTAAACCACCGGGGTCAAGGCTGTGGTGTTCGATGTAGACAATGGTGTTGTATACGCCGCACGCAAGCCAGATGAGTAAGACGATGGAAGTTATAAGGGTCATGTGTACCTCTCTAGTTTTCAGGTTGTTTGAATGGTGTTTTGATTTCTGTGGCCCAAGTGTCAATCTTCTCTGCCGCACAGTTGTACTCTTCAGTTAGTAATCGCTCCCTGAGAGATTCCAGACCTTCCTCAGTCATGTGGTCCAGTTCATCCTGTGTGACATAACCGGTGTCGACAACATCAATAATGTCTTCCAAATCTGTACCAGAGTAACCCATACTGTGGCCTACCCGCCACTTTCTACCCACTGACATTATTTGCCTCGTTTTTGTTTAAAGTTGTTTTGTGAAACCGCATTTTACCCCGCACTAACACCCGGTAGCTAATCCTTATGTTCGTGCGGGGCGTAAAGGTCAGGACACGTAACCTGCTCTCCTACCCCGTAACTTTTGTACCTAACTTACAGGGTCGTAACCTTAGTTCCTCTGTATGGGCAACTGCCCAAAACCGCTTGGCCTTCAACCTACTTGCGGTTGAGGTGTGTTGGTCACAGTTTCGTCACTGCCATCGATTTGAATGTTCTGCGAGGCCTTGTACGCCACGAGCAAGCTGGCACGAATAGTGTCGGCGTTCTGCTCGGCAAGTTGTTGCCTGAAACGCATCTGCATTTCTTCTGTGGTCAGAGCGTCTGGTCGAATCCCCTTGACTGAATACTGACCTTGGCGGGCTTCACATAGGTTGTCTTGCTCAAGGTACTCAAACTCTGGCCAGTCAAACATCTGCTTACCCGCCCAGCGGGCAGTTGCAGCTTCGGCGTTGGCACCTGTAGACTTTTGCCAACCGGGTAGAAGGATGATTGCATCACATTTCAACACATGGTCAAGATCTTCTCGGATGGTGTCTTCCAAGTCCAGTGATTCTGGGAACTGATTCCAGTCGTGGTCTTCCGGTAATTCGTAAACATCAAAGCCGCGTTCGCGGTCCAGTTGGGCTGGGTTGACGACTTCAAGTTCATCAGTTTGTAGTGACTCTGCAACAAGGTCAAATAACCCCGAATTGAAGTATGGGATTGTTCTCATTGGTCCGCCAACGTATATAGATGGTTTCATAGTTGTTCTTCCGTTAAATAGGTTGAGTTAAATTTTGCTTCATTGCAACATCCGCTTCGAGTTCTGCACAATACAGTGTTAGATACTTTTCAAAAACCTCACCAACGGTGGGGTATTTTTTAACTAACTCCATACCATATTCGCGTTTCTTATCTATGTAAGCCCTTGCGGCCTCGAACTCACACAGGTAGTACCCAATATGGGTTGATTTATGGTTTCGTTTATATCTTGCTAAGAAACGACTGGTTTGTTTATACCAAATCACACCCTGAAGGTATGGGCCACGTTGTGCTGCGTTTCTACCCCCGAAACTATTCAGTTCTTCGGGAACAAAAATACATGTATCTGGCCCGTATTGACGGGGCACACCTAAAACTTTTGATTTGATATCTTTATCCAAGTCCCAACCGGGGACACAATTTTTATAGAACCAAAGGGCGAAGTTTTGGAAGTTTTCCCAACTCGGGTGTAATGTCACATCCGAATAGTTTGAGTGCGTCCGTATTAACCGCTTTCGCGAGTCATAACTATTTCGTGCGGGTGTTTGACGCCTCTGACCGTTTTTACCCGTCCGCAACCACGAACGGAAGTCCCCGTTGAGATTACGGTACTCGCCCCCGAGTTCCATATAGGCATTAGTCATTTTGAATGTCCCCGATAAAATCGTTGTTTCGAGTCCCTCTTAGAACGAGTTCCTCGGCGTCGTAATTTCCAACAGTCCCGTTGGACCACCTCACATTGTAGGTTATATAGTCATGCATCCCAACTTCATATGTCAGGACCATGCCAACCGCCTGTTCCGGGTCAATGCCTAACATCACCAGATCAGTAGGTTTGAATCGATTATTGACGAACATAGTCCAGTACCCCAATTTCAGTCAGGATTTCTTGGGCCTTTGGTTGTAACGCTGACATGTCACCATCATTCGTCACAAAATAGTCCCAACTTGTCTCGTTGATGAGCGCCATGTCTGCCACTGAATCGCGAGGCAAAAAGTCTGGCCGCTCAATCTTAATCAGGGTTCCACCCTTATCACGAATGGTGTTGAACTCATTCGGGAAACGGACATCAGGGATAACCAGTACACCATCATCTGGTGCGTTACCAATTACCTCTTGGACCCAAGTTAAGGGATAAACACAATCACGGATAGCTGGGCTACCAATTGCAATCCAAACTTCTACTGGCGTAGGCCCGTCTGGAAAAATGTCTGACGCCATCGCTGTCAATGGTACGTTCCGTGCGATTGCACCTTCTTCAGTCTCGTAGAATTCGGGTTCACGCATACCTGCCCAACCATAAAGTTGGAAAGCAATCTCTTTGAGTTTGTAGGCAAGGGAGGTAATTTGACAGTTCACCCCCTTGTCGATACAAAGGTTTTGAATGTGTTTGGCGAACGTATCTTTACCTACGCGGCTATAATGGCCTAAGCCAATAATTTTCAACATAGTGTTGCTTTCTCTATTTACTGTTGAGGGAATTGGGCTAACCACTCGGCGTGGTCAATTTCTGAATAACCCGATGCGTTGATTGTTTCTTGACCTACAGGGGACAATCGCCCCTCGGTGTCTTCGCCAATTAGGCAGTCACCAAAACAGGTCGTGGATGCGACGCCAACTATTGCTAAGTATCTAACACTGGACTTGTAGAACTTTCCAACTTCAAATCTCATGTCAGTTTCGCCAGCTTGTTTAGGGAGTTTGCTCACTGGGTACCTCTATTTTCCAATTGTAACCATAACCGCGACCGCAACAAACCCGCTCCATGTATCCACGTTTGTAACACTCTTCGGCTAGGTCTACCTGACCTAGACCATACCCAGCAAAGGCTCCAAAAGCAAAACAAATCAGGAACCCCATTGGGGCCAATACCTGTACGTATTTATTCACTCGGCACCTCCGAAGGTTTTTGACGTAGGCCATAAACAAAAGTCTTGTTACCCGTACCCCGGCGGACATCTACCGCTGGGATACGTCGCAACTCAGTGGCTACCGCTGTACTAGACATGCTAGCACTTTGGTATAGGTTGACCGCTTCACGGAAGTTTTTCAAAGGGATGATCCCATTGATGTCTTCCTCACAGAAGTGTCGAATGTAAGTCTCCACGGGTGTTTCGTTCAACTCTGCTATTTGTTGTCTCAGAGGTGTGTCGATTGCGGGAACTTGGAGCCTTCCACTGGCTGTTGGTAATTTGTGGTTGAGCAACGTATAGGTAAAAGCTGGGCCCTCACTATCCAGAAGATCAAACATGACCTGTTTAGGAATATCCCGATCAGGTCTCTCTACCTCGATGACGGTGATACGAGTGTCTCCAGCACCAAACTTAGGTAAGGCGCTCACACTGTTGGCAGTCTGGATGAAGTGACAATAGTTCTTGGCTTGGAAACCATCTGTTCTCATTTTGCGAATTGAGATAGATGGCGACGTTACCAAACTCTTGATCTTTTCCATCGCGTTCTTGGCCGAACCCAGATCGGTTTCCTCGATTCGGCAGAGAATCGCACCTTCAAGCTCACCATTATGGGTGTTGTCGTGCTTCAAGATCCGGTCCACGTCAACCACCCCTTTGGTCACCAATGTGGCGATGGCTTCACCTAGCATGGACTTACCAACGTTCTGACCGCCAACCAGAGCTAGATAGCTCAGTGGTCGCTCGGGGTATTGAACCATGCAGGACATCCAAGCCAGTAAGTAGTCGAACCCAGAATAGATCCCGTTTTTAACGGCCCATTCGTCTGTCTGTAACGCTGTATCTAAGTTCCGCCCAATGTGGGTCAGAACGCGAGTCCAAGTCGGGTGTGGGTCAAGATTAGGGTTCTCAGAGTCCACGACCAACTTTGGCTCATAGACCAACTGGGGTCCGACATTCCAGATTCGATTCCCATCTAGTTCGGGACCGAATGGTATGTTGACCAGACGCCAAGCATTCCGCACGCAGTGACCCATAATTGAGTCAGTGTCCTTGGTGGTGCCAATCTTATTCACCAAAGCGGACTTGGCGTCTGAACGGTTGAACTTTGCCCATGTGTTTGTCTGGGTCTGTAATACGCGGAAAGCATCGCTTTCGCCCTCTTGCGTAATCACTGATCGAACTAGATCGTCATACTCGCTTGGGTCGATCCGGTCCACGTCACTTGGTAGGTCTACGATTCGGGTCAGGCACCCCTTTTTGTCTTCAATATTCCAATGTTGGCGATTACGTTCGCCGTCTTCTGCTGGTACTTGAATCAACAACATGTCCTTCTCAACGCGTAACGTACACGGTCGGGATAACATAGCTCTCGACGCATCTAGGTCGAATGTTGGGTTGTCAATAACTTTCAGGATCGTCGGCTTGGCCAACCTCAGACTGTTGAATACGTATCCAGTCTTGGTACGCGTACCTTCAGTTACCGCTGTGGCTGCCGTATCCAGCGTCGGGGCAACATTGTAATCACACCTCGGGGCAGACCCCTCGTAAGTCTCCCAAGTTTCCGCTTCATTCGTACCCACTCCAAAACGGTAGACTCGAAAGCCGCCCTTCTTTAGGGGGTACGCGAAACAGTTTGGTGAGTTCAGGTCGGTTCCGGGGCTAATCGTTTTGAAGACGCCCTTTATGAAGTCCGTCTCTTTTAATACAGCGTCCAGAATCGCAGTGTGGGTGATGATACAGTGTTGTTGGGCGTTCCAAGTTGTGGACCCACGTGAGGCACATTCGTCGATGATTCGTTTGTGTATTTCATCGAGTTCGATA